CTTGCAAGTCCCAATAGTAATAACCAGGGGTGAGCAGAGCCGAGTCGGTTGCTGATAACACAGCCGTCACAACACCCGACACAGGAGTGGTCAAGGTGCAAGTCATGGTTGCCCCGATAGTCGTTGAATCAGGAGATGAGCGAAGTTGGGCTGCATAGGTGCGCCCCGTGATGTCAATAGGCGTAGTGCCGACAGAAGTCATCGTAGCAATGACTGTTTCGGTGTCACCTCTGGTAATTGTTAAATCTTGCGTTGCTGCTTGTGTCATACCGCATTTATCCTATCACTTGGTCTTTACCGTAAAAGATGTCCTGCTTCAGAGAGTATCCTAAACACATCCTCTGAAACTGCGTATTCTTGCCCTTTGTCAAAGGACAGCCTGTTCTTGCCAATGTCGGCTACAAAGGTTTTATTGACACGGCACATAACGGACATGTCAATGTTTTCCTCAACAGGGTCAACGAGCAGTTTCCCAACAGGCAATACTTCCAACAACTTTGACGTAGCGTTAGCCCAAGAGAACTCCGTTGCCAGTTTTGCATTGGCTGTGGCTTTGACCGACTGGTCATTGTGGTAGTGGTCAAGCATGACTTCGGCTAGTTGGGTCACGCTTGGCTCATCCCAAGTCCCCCCAAAGTTCTTTGATACCGACTTGCCCCCTGAGATGACCCCTGTTGCAAGGTGAGCGAACTGTGCTTGCCCTGATGTGTCCGAGATGATTGTAGGGATACCAAGAGCAATGGTCTGTAGAGGAATTAGACCGAAGCCTTCCCCCCGTGATGGTGCTACGAAGCAATCAGCCTGATTGAGCCAGGTACGCATCTCGTTCTGTGTCATCCATTGCCGGTGAAGATAAATGTTGTCACCACGCGCATCTTCTGGCGTGTCTTTGGCGTGTTTGGCGGCTTTGATGTGTAACTCTGCATTGGGCAACTTCAGTTGTCGGAACGCTTTGACCAAAATGTCTAAGCCTTTGCGTTGCCATCCTGAGCCACCTGCGTGAAACCGAAAGGTGGAGTTGGCTTCTCGCTTGATTGGCTTCCAGTAAGAAGTGTCCACTCCTAGCGGTACATAACTGACATTGGAGTGGTGCTTGCTGAACAGGTCGGCGTTGTGCTGACACGGGGCAATGATTTGGTCGTACTTAGAGAAACAATGTATGAAGCGGTCTGGCACCTTGTCGGACTCCCACATCGTAAAGGCTGCTCGATACTGCCCAACCTTCCTAGTCTCGTTTATGTGCGGTGGGTTCATATACACGCACACCGAAGCGTTTGGATTAAACGCGACTCCGACAGGCTTGGTCTTTAGGAAGCCATCGAGCATGACTCCGTAGCCCAAATTCTTGTCTGCTACCCCTATCCAACTTTGGTAATTCATCCTATCGCTGGTGTTCCTTCAACCTGCCACTTGTGGGCCGCATGCTTCTCTAGCAGTGCTGAACCGTCAATGTTTCTCGGCTGTAGTCCTTCTTTGCGCAGACGCTTGTACGCAGGCAGATCTTTGTTCCAACCCTTTTCCCTGTTGTTGGTTTGTTCTACGAAGTGACCGCCAGTAGTCGTGGAGTTTTTCCCCATACGAACTCCTGCCACTCTGCAACCAAAACACCCTGCAACATCTAAGTTCGGATGAGTTTCCCTATGCTTCACGTTATATAGTCCCCGTACCCTGCTGTTGTTAAAGCAGCAGCCTGCGTAGCGGTAATCGTATGTATATGCCCACCGTGATAGACGGATGCGATGTCCTCGTCAATCGGCTGGACTTCGCTAAAGGTTCCGTCTGTCTTGACCCATACGTTCCTGCCTCTTGGCATAGGAACAAGTCTTTCAAACAAACGATGTCCCACCCCTACAACGATGTCGTCTGTCGGTGGTATAAATGTTGCCATCTACTTGCCGTTCAGTTTTTTCTTAGCCTGAGTTGCCATTCTTTTTGGTTCGTTTGCTTTGGCTTTTTCATTGGGCTGTGAATAGTTGCCACCTCGCAAAAAATTGTCAATGTTGTTGGAACTGTATTTATTGGCATCATTGCGGTAAAAGGTTCGTTTGAGTAAACCCGCAATTTTGCGAGCGTCATCCGAAATTGAATACTCAGGTTTCTTTGCCATCTAATTCTTTTTAGTACCGTCGGGGTTGTTCTTTGCTTTTTGTGCGGCGAGGCGTCGCAGAATTTCTGCCTGGCGAGCAGCGTTCTTCGCTTTTTGTTCTGCGTCTTTTTTAGCCTTGATTTCTTTAAGACTTGGCTTTGCAGCAACTACTGTCTTTGCTGGCGCAACTACTGAAGCAATTGGCTTCTTTGTCTTAGCCATCTCGTAGCGAATGTTGCTTGTGAGGTCAGACAGTCTTGCGTTGTATCCCTTAGATCCTGATTTATCGCCAGTTTTAGAGGCGTAGGCACTAAAGACTTTCAGTGTTGCGATTTCCTGTGGTGTTAATTTCTTAGCGGCCATTTGGTTCTTCCTGGTTCGTTGTGCAGTGTGGGGGGTTGCCCCCCCACTCTACATCAAGTGATATTACGGGTTATTCAAGTATCAGTTAGCACCGATGCTTGATCCGCCTTCAACACGGCGCAAGGCTGCTTCACGGAAGCGACCATATCCACCGAGCCAGTACCAACCGATTGGGTTGAAGCGTTGCAAGGTGTCAGTGGTGAGTCCACGAACAATCTTAGGGAATGCTCCGTTACCGTCTGTGAAACTGAAAGCCTTAGCAAGAGCCTGACGACCCATGAAAAGCGTTCCGTAAACGTCGGTTGTACCAGTTGAACCGGAGTTGTCTGACGCATCGGCTGTCAAAGGTGCGCGTGGTGTTTCAACGAAACGCACTCCTTCAAACATTCCGATTTCGCCATTGTAAATCCCTGTTGGGTTTACATAGTTGGCTGGTGTACGCCATGCTGCGGCATCCGTGTTAGTACGGAAGTCGTAACTTACGTCTGGGTGGATGTAGCCCATGTAGTGTCCGTCAAATGTAGGGACATTTGCTTTACGCAATTGAGCCACTGTAAGGCGAACGTCTGATGCTGTTAGTGCGTCGTCGGAGTTAATCGTTGTACGGCTGGTTGGGTCAGCTGCACCACCAGTTGCGTAGTTTACGTTGGTTCCGGCGTTGAGGACTGCTGAAACAATCGCATCAAGTGAGTCACCAGCGTTGTAGCCGATGAGGTTTGCTGCTGCTGAGTCAATGTCAAGGAACGCTGTTCCACGAAGCTTGGCTGTCGTCAAGACGGTGTTACCGTATTCAGCAAGAGTAACGGTTACTTGACTGTCGCCCATTGTTGCAGGGGTGATGTCGGCAGTTTCCGAGATTGCTGATGTGACTTGTGCCAATTCCGAGAAAATCGTGAATGTGACTCCAGAGCCAGGCATTGCCTGAGCTGTTGGTTGAACATCTGCGGCCTGGTCGAAAAGCATTTCTGAACGAAGCGCAAAGTACGCCAGTCTGTTAAATGCCACCTGGTCAGATGAGAGGGATGAGGCTTGGGTTACGGCCATTTTAGGTTTTCCTTAAAGTTTAGATGGGATGGGATTACTGATTGTGTTCGTTTGCCCAAATTTCTAAAACTTCTGCGGATGACTTTGCTGCATTGAGTCTCGCATCCAAGCTTGGCAGTTCAGATGATGAACCTGCTCCAGCCGCCACCTGATTTGTTTTTCCCCAAGCCTTTTGCTCAGAAACTTCTTCGTCAGATATGGTGTGAGACAACAATCTCGCTTCAATCGCCGCTTGCTTAATTGCTTCTTGTGACAGATCGCCATCGTAACCTTTGACAAAATACTTGGCTGCCGCATCAGATGGGTCTATACCTGCTCTGACGAATGCAAGCTCACGCTTAATTGTCTCATGTTCCAATGCCTGCTGTCGAAGCACTTTGGCTTCTGATTCTAATTCCTTCATCCTTGCTCTCAGAGGATTCCCTGGGGCTTGGCTGATTTCTTCATCATCAGTAAAGTCGTCGTATTCGGACATATGGCACTCTCCGTTTTCTGCCCTCACCACACCGAAGGAGTGCGGTGGCTGCGTTTGTGTTGTCTCCCCATATGTTCGTCATTGGCTAGGGGGGCTGCCAATAAGTTCTTCCCGTCGGGATCACTGTTAAATATAACAAAGGCTTTTCAGTCGGCGCAACGACCAAGACTAATTATTTATTTGCTGACCCTAGACCGGAGACACCGCCCTGTGTGGTGGTGAAAGTTCCGCCCGTAGTGAACTCTGCTTGGCGTTGTCGTTTGCGTTGTGCAATACGTTGTGCTGCCGCTTGGTTAGTCCCAAAGGTTCCTGCGATTTGTTCTTCTTGGGTAAT